GTGCAGGCAGAAAATAAAACCCTTCTGTACATCTACGATGATGTAACAGAATATGGAGAATTTGACTGGAATGAATGGGAATATAAAGATTCTGAAACATCTGCCAAGTATTTTGCAGAGAAACTTTCGGACATTCCGGAAGGACAGATGATAGAGCTGCATATCAACTCCAATGGCGGATCTGTAAAAGAGGGAGTAGCAATCTATAACCTGCTGAAACAGTGCTCGAACAAAAAAGTCGGTATTGTGGACGGGGTGGCACACAGTGTTGCATTTTTAATTTTGCAGGCATGCGATGAAAGAAAAATGTGTCTGGGAACAACAGCGCTTGTCCATGATATGTGGATGTATTGCTCTGGAAACGCAGCGCAGCTTAGAAAGTATGCCGATGATCTTGATGATATGATGGAAGCAAACCGGCAGGTGTTTTTGGAAAGAGCAAATATCAGCGAAGAAGAACTGATTGAACTGATGCAGAATGAAACGTATCTGACACCGGATAAAGCTTTGGAATACGGCCTGATCGACGAGATTATGAATAAAAAAACAGAAACAGCAGGAAATGAAGAAATTTTGGAAAAACTGTCCAGCATGCAAAGGCAGCTGAATAGCCAGGAGAGCTTCCGGCAGCAGATCGCAAAAATGAAAGAGCGACAGCAGAAAAAGCCGGAGAAAAATAAAATTTTAGAACTTTTTAAAGGAGGAACAATACAAGGAAAAATTTAGACGTAATTGAAATGGAAAAGAAAGCTATCGTACAGAAAATGAACGATGCAATCAAAGACGGAGATACAGAACAGTTTCAGGCAGCATTTGTGGAGCTGTGCGATAAGATCCAGGAGAATGTTTTAGAGCAGGCAAAAGCGATTGTAGAAGAAACAGATCAGAAAATCTTATCTGACAGAGGTGTTAGACAGCTGACATCAAAAGAGAGAGAATATTATCAGAAACTCTCCGAAGCAATGAAAGCACCGAATCCAAAGCAGGCAGTAGAAAACCTCGATGTGGTGATGCCATTTACAATCTTGGATAAAGTATTTGAGGACTTAAAAACAAATCATCCATTACTGTCCAAAATCCAGTTTACTTCCGTGACTGGTCTGACAAGAATGATGATGAATACCAACGGATATCAGAAGGCAGCATGGGGAAAACTCTGCGCAGAGATTATCCAGGAACTTACATCAGGATTCAAAGAAGTAGATGTAACATTAAGCAAATTATCTGCGTTCCTTCCAGTTTGCAAAGCAATGTTAGATCTGGGACCGGAATGGTTAGATAGATATGTAAGAGAAGTGCTGTATGAAGCACTTGCGAACGGACTGGAAGACGGTATCGTAAACGGTACTGGAAAAGATATGCCGATCGGAATGACAAGACAAGTAGGCGAAAGCGTATCTGTAAAAGGTGGGGAGTACCCGGAAAAGAAAGCAATCAAAATCACAAAATTTGATGATGTACAGCTTGGAAAACTGGCTGCAATCATGGCGATCAATGAAAAGGGACAGTCAAGAGCAGTAGATTCATTGATCCTTGTAGTAAACCCAGCAGACTATTTCAGTAAAGTGCTTCCGGCGACGCAAAGACCAGCTCCTGGCGGCGGATATGTGAGCACACTTCCATTTCCCATTGATGTTATCCAATCTCCAGCGGTAGCCGTAGGAAAAGCAGTGTTTGGCATGTCAAAACTGTACTTTATGGGATCTGGAATCGAAAACGGAGGAAGAATCTTATACTCTGATGATTACAGATTTTTGGAAGATGAAAGAGTATATCTGATCAAGATGTATGGACATGGATTTGCGATAGACGACAATGCATTTGTCTTACTGGACATCACAGAATTACAGCGTGCAAGATACGAAGTGGAAGTGGTACAGCCAGAAGAGAATGTAGAAAATGCAAATCTTGCAGATCTTAAGATCGGTGGACATACACTTACACCAGAATTTGCAGAAGAAACATTAACATACACTTTGACTACAACAGATGCATCCAACACAGTGCAGGCGATCACAGCAGACACAACAGCAGAAATCGAAGTGAAATTTAACGATAAACCGATTGCAAACGGAAGCAGAGTAAACTGGCAGGAAGGAGCCGGAAACGTTGTGAAAGTAAAAGTAACAGACGGCAAGGCGACAAAAGAGTACCAGGTCACTGTAACAAAGAATAAGGAGTAAAGATGGACCGATTACTGGAGGATGTAAAAAATTTTCTGGACATCACTTGGGAAATGGAACTCGGAGAGCGAAAAAAGCTCTCCGGGATCATCGAACGTGGGAAAGCGTTCTTAAAAGGGAAAATCGGGCAATGTGATTTTGAAGGAGAGACACCGGAAAAGGATTTACTTTTGAATTACTGCATGTATGCGCGAGCTGGACAAGTAGATGAGTTTGTAAAAAATTACAAACAAGAAATCATTGCATTACAGATCCACAACTGGAGGAAGAAAAATGCCAAGACGTAAGGAAACAAAATTTGTTACATTTAACGATGGGTGTTTAGAGGTATGTAAAGTCCAGGGGCGGAAAATTGTAGAAACAAAGCAGGAGCATGTACGGTTTGGATATCGGACAGTTGGGATCAAACGATTTTATGAAGCAAAGGTACTATCGAGCCAGATTGATGAAGTAGTAGCTATCCTGCCGATTGACAATATATCAACGATGGATGTGTGCATGATCCGGGGAATGCAGTATAAAATTGTGCAGATCCAGAATAAATATGACCAGACTCCTCCGTGCATGTTTTTGTCATTGGAAAAGATTACAACACTCTATGAGGATGTGAGAGAATATGGCTAAAATTGACATTGATGAATTGGCGATCGCAGTGATCAATGAGTTGGATGCTTATCGAGAAGATGTAATGGAAGCGGTGGAAAAAGCTGTGAAAGAAACAGCAAAGCAGACGGCGGCAGAGCTTAGAACGACATCGCCGGAAAGAGATGGAGATTATAAAAAACATTGGACGTACAAACGAGATGCCAAGCTGAAAGGAAGATACAAGTTTAATACGGTAGTCTATTCTAAAAAGCCATCCTATCGCATCACACACTTATTGGAGCACGGGCATGCGAAAAGAAATGGCGGAAGAGTAGATGGGATCCCGCATATCAGTATTGCAGAAAAGCATGCAAAGGAAATTTTGATGGAAAGGTTAAAGAGAAGCCTATGACACAAGAAAAAGTAGAGAGGATATTGCAGGAAATTGGAATTGAATACAGATATCATCATTTTGAGACGGAGGAAGCGGTAAATCCTCCGTTTATTTGTTGGATGATTCCGGGAAGCAACAATTTTTCGGCAGATGGAAGAGTCTATTTTAAAAGTAACAAAGTAAACATAGAGCTTTATACAGACCAAAAAGATTTTGAACTGGAAAGACAAGTAGAGGAAATACTCGACAAGTATGAGTTGTTTTGGCAGAAGGATGAAGAGTATATCAAGTCGGAAAACATGTATGAAGTTTTATATGAAGTGGAGGGAAAGTAAGGAAAGAAAGACAAACACAGAAAAAAGATAAAGTAAAGTTTAATATCCGTAATGCGCATATTGCATTATTGCAGGAAGATGAAATGGGAGCTATTACATTTGATACACCTTTTGCGCTGCCAGGATCCGTGTCACTTTCACTGGAAGCACAGGGAGAGTTGACGCCATTTTACGCTGACGGCGTGAAATATTATGTCTCTTCATCCAACAGTGGGTATGAAGGAGACTGGGAAGTGGCAATGATCACAGATGAGTTCCGAGAGAAGATTTTAAGCGAGTATATCGACAAAAACAAAGTGATGTTGGAAGAGGCAACTGCAAAAGTGAAACGGTTCGCTCTGGGATTTGAAATTGACGGAGATGTGAGAGGAACAAGATTCTGGTTTTACTGTTGCACATCGACAAGACCTAAAACGGAATCAAGCACCATAGAAGATACAATTGAGCCGACAACGGATACAGTAACTATCTCTGCATCAGCCGTATCAGTTGGAGCAGCAAAGAAAATGGCTGTCAGAGCAAAAACAACAGCGGAAACAGCAGATGAACTTTACGACAAATGGTTTGAAAAAGTGTACATTCCGGATCAAGAAGTAGCGTAGGAGGAGGTTGAAATGCGAAAAACATTAACAATCAATGGAGTAGAATGCAAATTTAAAAGCTCCGCGGCAATCCCGCGCATTTACCGTTTGAAATTTGGCAGGGATATTTTTACCGACATGCAGAAGATTGGGAAACAGATCAAGGTGCAGGAAAAACTTAAGGAAGAGATGCAGAAGAAATGCAAAAAGGAAGGAAAAGAATTTGATGAGAGCGAATTTGAAAGCAGCCTTCCAATTGAATCGCTGGAAATGTTTGAAAATATCGCATTTTTGATGCACAAGCATGGAGATCCGGAACAGCCGCAGGATATTGACGAGTGGCTGGAGCAGTTTGAAACATTCGATATTTATGAGATCATGCCAGAAATCATGGATATGTGGAAGATGGAAAATAAACAAATGTCAATTCCAAAAAAAAAGAGCGGGAAATAGATAGAGAAGTCAATACCGCATTGTTCATGCTCAGGTGTGTGCAGTGCGGTATTTCTATTTCCGATCTGGAGCTATTAAGCATTGGAATGGTAAATGACATGTTTATTGAGCTAAAAAATGATGATTATGATTATCCAAAAATCGCAACACAGGCAGACATAGACGCACTGTAAAGGAGGAAACAAGGGCAAACAGAATAAAAGGTATCACGATTGAAATTGGGGGAGATACCACAAAACTAAATAAGGCTCTGGATGGTGTAGATAAAAAACTTTATGGAGTGCAGTCATCGTTGCGAGATGTCAATAAGCTATTAAAACTGGATCCCACGAATACGGAGTTACTGAATCAAAAACAGAAGCTCTTGCAACAATCTATACAAGAAACCGAGACACGGTTAAAGACCTTGAAACAGGCGAGTGAACAGGCGGCAAAAACGGCTGGAAATTACGATGCCTGGAAGCAGGCATATACACCTATCCAGCAAGAAATTGAGAAAACTAATGCGCATTTAGATGAATTAAGAAAAAAAGAAAAGGAAGCGGGGAAAACAAATAAAATAGACACACAACCGCTTAAGGAATATCAAAAAGAAATTGATAAAACGAATAGTGAACTTCGGGAATTAAAAAAGAAGAAAACGGAAATTGAAAAAGCTGATCGTATAAATACGCAGGAGTATAACAAATATCAGAAGAAAATTGAAAGCACAGAAAAAAGTTTAGATAAACTGATTGCCAAGAAAGAAAAAATGGCAAAAAGTGAAAAAATAGATGTTGAGCAATATGTCAAATTAGAGAAGGAAATCGGGTCAGCCACAGAACTTCTGAAAGATCTGAAATTCAGGCAAAAAGAGGTATATAATGAGAGTATTTACAATTCCGCAGAGTATCGAAGTATAAAAGAAGAGATTGGTCAAATCGAGAATAAACTGGAAGGATTAAAAAATAAAAAACAAGAAGTAAAAGAAAGTCTTGAGAATCCTGTAAAGCCAGAAGGTCTTAGACTGATAGAAAAAGAAATAGAAGAATCAGAGAATAAGCTGGAAGAATTAAAAAATCAAAAAAAGCAGGTTGATGATGAGTTTGGACATCCGATCAGTCCGGAAGGAATGGATGCGCTGCAAAGAGAAATCGTTGAAACAACAAATGAGTATAAAGCTTTGCGAAAAGAGGTCGGAAGTGCAAACGCTGATCTGGCGAAAGTATCCGCGGTAACCGGAAAAGTTGGGGAAACAGCAACAGCAGCAGGAAAAAAGATGCTTCCGCTTACTGGGGCACTCGGAGGAATTGGAGTTGCGTCTGTCTCTATGGCCAATAATTTTGAGGATGCAATGAGTCAGGCGGCAGGCGCGTTGGACAAACCGATGTCAGAAATGGAGGAGCTGCGGCAACTGGCGATTAAAACTGGCCAGGATACCATTTTCTCGGCGACGGAAGCTGGAAACGCGATCACAGAACTTGCAAAAGGTGGCTTGACAGAAGCTGACATCAAAGCAGGAGCATTACAGACTACAATGGATCTTGCGGCATCATCTGGAATGGGACTGGGAGACGCAGCGAATGTAGTTGTACAAGCGATGGGAGCTTTTGGACTGGAAGCAAACAAATCCGCAGAGGCAGCCAATGCATTAGCTGGAGCGGCAGCAGCATCCTCCACTGATGTCGAGCCTCTTACGCAGGCACTGGCACAGTGTTCTTCAGGCGCAAAAAATGCAGGATGGACCATACAAGAAACGACTGCTGTACTGGGACGTTTTGCAGATGCAGGAATTGAAGGAAGCGATGCAGGAACATCTTTAAAAGTAATGCTGCAGAAATTGGCAGCACCAGCATCTGATAAAGCTGCAGACATGATTGAAGATCTAGGATTAAAAACAAGAGATTCGAGCGGGCAATTACTTGGTGCGACTGAAATGGCGCAAGAGTTACAAGACAAGTTAGGCGGATTAGATGCAGCGTCCAGAGATGCAGCATTATCTACAATTTTTGGTTCAGATGCTATGAGAGCGGCCACTGTGCTTATGAACAGTGGAGAAAAAGGACTGCAAAAGTACATTAAGGCAACAAACGATCAAGAAGCAGCGCAGCGTTTGGCCAACTCTCAGATGGGAGATGGATCCAGAGCAATCGAGGAGTTGAAAGGATCGCTAGAGACAGCTGGAATACAGATAGGAGATACGCTGGCTCCAATTATACAAAAGTTGGCAGAGATTATCACGAATCTCGTGAATAAATTTTCCGCGCTTCCGGAAGGAGTGCAGCAGGCGATTGTAATTATCGGGATTCTGGTAGCAGCAATCGGACCACTGCTCATAGTGATCGGGAAAATATCAACCGGAATTTCCGCCATAACCGGTGCGATGTCGAAAATATCCGGAGTGGGTGGAACGATCATGAAAATGATCACAAAAATGAAAGGACTTGTAAAAAGTTTGTTTGGATTGATCATGGCGCATCCGGTGATCGCGGTCATAACAGCAATCGTAGCGGCATTGGTTGTATTGTATAACAAATGCGAATGGTTCCGGGATGCTGTCAATGCCGTCTGGGATGCTGTAAAAAAGGGATTTTTCGCGGCCTGGGATGCAATCGTAAAATTTTTTACAGAAACAATCCCAGAGGCATGGAATAATACGGTAAGTTTTTTTCAGGGGATTCCGGAATGGTGGAATGGTATATGGACAAGCGTAAAAACAAAATTTGAAGAGGTTTGGACGGCTATGATGGCAAATCCGATCATAAATGCGCTTGCAACATACATTTCGCAAATGTTTGAGAACTTGAAAATAACTTTATTCGGAATTTGGGACGGAATCAAAACTGCGGCAGCAGGAGCATGGGAACTGATTAAAAATGCGATACTGGGACCGGTGCTGTTACTCATTGATTTAGTTCTCGGAGATTTTGATAAGCTGAGAGAGGACGCAGAAAAGATATGGAGCAATATGCAAGAGGCTGCTCAGAAATTCTGGAGTGGCATTGAGCAGGTTGTCACCTCTTTGGTAGAAGGTATTGTAAATGCTGTAAAAATCAGATTTGAAGCGTTGAAAAATACAGTTTCTGCAATATGGAATGAAACAAAGAATGCTGCATCAAATATTTGGAACGGAATCAAAACAACGGTTTCGAACCTTGCGAACAATACAAAAGAGGCAGCGGTAAATGGATTCAATGCCATGAAAGATGGTATTTCAAATGCGATTTCTTCAATCCCAGATATGATCCGGGGAATTTTTGATAAAGTCAGAAATATCATCGAAAATGTTATCTCAAGTGCATGGGAATGGGGATCTGATTTTATTGAGGGACTAAAAGAAGGAATCATGTCGGGAGTAAAAGGAATCATCAACACGATCGAAGGAATTGCAGATAAGATCAGATCGCTCCTCCACTTCTCACGGCCGGATGAAGGACCATTACGAGATTACGAAACATGGATGCCGGATTTTATTGACGGTATGGTTAAAGGACTCGACAGAAATGTTTATAAAATATCAGATGCGGTGGGTCGCGTGGCAAGAACAATCAGTGATGGAATGGGAAGTCAGTCACTTCTTACAGAAGCAGGAGGAATGAGCATTAACCTAAACAATGCTGTAAACGTGCAGATTGGAAACAAAAATTTTGACAGCTACATCGTAAAAACCGCCCAGGCAGGAATTGGAAGTGCACAGAAAGCAGGACGCAGAGCAAGGGGGCATTAAAGGTATCAGATTGAAATTAACAGAAGAAGGAATAGGGAGCTTGGGGTACTTGTAAGAGAGAGACCAAGTATCCCGTCTCCGGAATTTGAATATGAGGAAATTAACATACCCGGAAGAGATGGATCTCTCTTTCGGGAAACGAAAAAAGTAAAAGATATTGTGATCAACGTACCGTTTACCTTTGTAGACCATGAAAACTGGCAGGAAAGATTGAGAAATGTAAGGAAGTGGCTCTTACAGAAGAATGACCACAGGCTGATATTAAGCGATAATGAAGAGTATTTTTATCTAGTGAAACATATTAAAATAAACGCGGCTGAAAGAAAGGTAAAAGAGTCTGGCGAGTTTGATGTGGATTTTACATGTGCAGGATACCAATATCGGAGAGATGGGGCGTTGGAACATTCTGTCGCAGAGGTGGAGTACAATCCATATTACGAATGCATGCCGATTTATAAGATCATAGGAGTTGGAGAATGCACCCTTGCTGTAAATGATAAAAATATGATTGCCAACGTAAACGGACATTTGATCATTGATACAAATAGGATGCTGACATATCGCCAGGATGGAAAACTGGAAAATGCATCCGTCAAAGGAGATTACGAAGATTTGTATTTGGAAGAAGGAGAGAACATGATCCGAATCACACCGGGATTTGAATTAAAAGTAATACCGAACTGGAGGTGCTTATAAGGATACAAATTTATAAGCCAGGAAACACAAATTATGAGAACAACGGAGATATGCCCCTAATACCTACCGCGGCAGAAGTAAAAGTGATACTAAATGGAAGCTGGCGGGGGATACTAAGTCATCCGATTGATGATGAGGGGCGATGGAAATACATTGAAGAGAATGCGGTTGTAAAGATGCCGTCATTTAATGGAGACCAACTCTTCCGGATAAAAAAGAAGGAAAAATCAGACGCAGGAATTGAAACAGAGATGGAACCGATCTTTATGGATGCAAAGGATGACTGCTTTTTGCTGGACATTCGGCCGACAAACAAAACTGGTCAGCAGGCATTGGATTTGATGACAGCTCCAAACAAAAAATATACCGGGAAATCTAATATTAAAAATCTATCAACAGCATATTACATGACGAAGAATCTCATCGAAGCGATTAACGGGGAAGACGAAAACTCTTTTATAAATCGCTGGGGCGGTGAGATTCTTTTTGACAATTACACCATTACAATAAATGACCATGTAGGACAAAACAGAGGAATGGAAATCTTATATGGGAAAAATATTGCGCAGGATGGAATGAAAGAAGATGTGGACATCAGAGAAGTTGTGACAAGGATTATTCCGAAAGCCTACAATGGACACATGATTGAGGGAAATGAGCCGTGGATAGATTCTCCACTGATCCAAAAATATCCGACAATCCATTATGCAGTAATGAGTTTTGAGGATGTAAAAATGGCAGAAGATGCTTCCGAGGATGATGAAAAGAATGGGGTGATCGTCTGCAAAACCAAAGAAGAGTTGAAAAAAGCATTGACAGAAAAGTGCAAAGAACAATATGAACTGGGGATAGATAAGCCAAAAATAAACTTAGATATAGATCTCGTGCTGCTGAAAGATACAGAACTGTACAAAGATGTGCAGGATTTGGAAGAGGTACAGATTGGAGATACAGTACATTGCAGGCATAAAAAGTTGGATATTACAACGGACGCAAGAGTGATTAAGCTGACATATGATTCCATCCAGAAAAAAGTAGCAGACGTAGAGTTGGGAGACTTTAAGTACGACTATTTTGATGATGTGTCAAGCATGACGAATCGGGTGGAGAGTGCAATACGGCCAAATGGCAGCGTTGTCGGAGAACAAGTGCAGGGCATACTGGATGGAGTTAAGACACAAATGCAGATTCAAAGCAGCAAAGCGCATAAGACGACCAAAAAGGCATTTTTGGCAGAAGACATTGATCCAGACAGCGAAACCTACGGCGCGATGTGCTGGGGAAGCATGGGACTTATGATTGCAGATTCAAAAAATCCGGATGGAAGCTGGAACTGGTCTACGTTTGGAACCGGAAAAGGATTCTTTGCGGATTATATTGTTGCAGGGACGATGTTGGCTGATCGCATACGAGGAGGTGTTTTGGAGATAGGTGGGCTTGATAACAAGTCAGGAGTTTTCAAAATGCTTGATGGTCAAAATAATACAATGACATTAATGGACAATTCCGGAATTTTGTCGAGAGGACGAATAAAAAGTGCTGACGGAGAAGGACGAGCTGTAACAATTTGGCAAGGAAAGATTTATACAGAAAATGAAAAAGGTGAGCTTTGTGGACTTATAGAGTACAGAGAAGACGGAATATATTTACAAAGTTATGGAGGAATAAACTCTGCGATCCATTTGAAAAAAGATGGATCTATGACATTGGCAGCGAAAGAACAGATGCATATAACCGCAAAAAAAATAACGACAGCTGCCGGAGAAGGAAAAACTGGAACAGCGGTGTTTTCGAACGGAACACATCTGAAATTTGATAAAGGAATTTTAATAGGTGGAGTAACGAAAGAAGGTGCATTTTAAGGGCTTGGACAATAGGTAATTTTTATTTGCAGATGTCACAAATGCAAGGGAATGCACAAGAGGTGCTTGCATTCCTGGAAGCGAGAGGTTGGAGCTTAAATGCAATCGCAGGATTGTGTGGGAACATGCAAAGTGAGTCAAATATCAATCCAGGAATTTGGCAAAACCTCCAGGAAGGAAACTATGCTGGAGGATTTGGCTTGGTACAATGGACACCAGCAACAAACTACACCAACTGGGCGGGAGCGAATGGATACGGGATCACAGATCCAAATGGACAGCTCACATGGATTGATTCCGTAACAGTTCCGGCCGGGCAGTGGATTCCAACTGGAGCATATCCTTTATCATTTGACCAGTTTAAAGTAAGCGGAGAATCACCAGAATACCTCGCATCTGCATTTCTCAAAAATTTTGAGCGCGCAGGTGTGGAAGTAGAACAGGCGCGAAGGCAGCAGGCTCGCTACTGGTATGATTATTTGTCGCAGTATTCTGGCGGATCAGAAAAAATCAATGCAGCAGTTGATTGGGCATTGCAGATTGCAAATGATAATAGCCACGGATATGATCAGGGAAGTCGATGGGGGCCTGACTATGACTGTTCTTCGCTATTGATCCAAGCATGGGAAAATGCAGGAGTGCCAGTAAAGAGCGGAGGAGCAAGTTATACGGGTAATATGTACGACGTATTTATTGCGTGCGGTTTTACAGATGTCACATCAAGCGTAGATATACAAGGCGGCGGAGGAATGATAAAGGGAGATGTTTTGTTAAACATCCAAAACCATACCGCTATGCATATCGGAAATGGACAAGTTGTCCAGGCAAGCCAAAACGAGTTTGGCGGAATAACAGGAGGGCAGACCGGAGATCAGACTGGCCAAGAGATTGGAGTCACCTCCTACTACAACTATCCGTGGGATCGAGTTCTCCGCTATCCGGGAGGAACCGGCGGTGGAGGCGGCGGGGGAACCGGAGGAGCAATATTGCTAAGATGGATTCCGGGATAAGAAAGGAGAAAAAATGGAAGCGACGACAGTATTGGAGATGGACATAAGACGGGAAGGCATTATTCCAACTATCCAAGCGGTGCAAGCAGATAGCGGAAGAAGCGTGCGATGTCACATTGCAGGAATAACAGACATAGATGGAAGAGCAAGAATATATTGCAAAAAACCAAGCGGAAAAGAGACTTATACTGATGCAACTATTTTAAGCAGCAATTGCATAACATTTGAGCTTACAGATCAGATGCTAGCAGAAACAGGGAATACACTAGGGCAAATACAAGTTTTAAGCGCAAATAAGAATATTACGACATTCAAATTCAAAATAGAGGTGAGCGAGAATAAAATTATGCAATCGAGTATCACTTCTTCAGACGATTATAAGGCACTGATAGAAGCACTGAGAAAAATTGAAAGATTTGATCCTATTGAAATTACTAACGAAGAGATTGATGCCCTTGCAAGTGAGGTGAGCATGTGATTGTAATTGATTGCAAAACAGAAGAATATGCAAAAGAAAGCTTAAAGCAATGGGATTACGGCCAAGAGGTATTGCTCACAGGTCTTGAAATCCAAACAGAAACAATAGAAGTACACTTTGCTCTACGAGGAGAAAACGAAGCACTGATTGTAATCGGAACAGTAGATGACGGAGATATAACCGCAAAAATTCCGAATGAATTATTAAGGGCGGGGAAAAACATAATAGTCTATGTTTATGTAACTGCACCGAATTTTGGAAAAACAACATACGAAGTGGAGATAGAAGTTAAAAGAAGAGCAAAGCCGCAAGACTATGATGCTCCGGACGAACAAGATCTATTGCGACAGATTATTGCAAAACTGAATAAAAAAGGAGATAAGCTACAACTGGAAGAAAACCGGTTGCAGCTTTTTAGTGAGGAGAATCTACTCAGCGAAGTGGAACTGCCGGAAGGCGGGGGAACAGCTGTGGAGATAGAGTCGATCACCGGACCGGAGATTGACGAGATTATGAAAGGAGAGAAAAAAACATGCAAAGAAGAAAGGTAACAAAAGCTGTAGCACTGGCAGCAGGAAAAAAGTATCTGGATCAGGAGGGGCTTGCACACCTGGTACAGAAAAATGATGCAAGATATGTACGACAAGAGGAAGGAAAAGGTTTATCAAAAAATGACTTTACGGACGAATACAAAAAGATTGTGGATGATTTGAATTACAAACCGATTGCAATCAACAGCTTTGCAAACAACAAGAATACAGTAGAAATTGGATCCACAGTCACAGACGTCACATTAACATGGGATTACAACAAAAAACCGAAATCAGCAAAATTGGACAATGAAGTTTTGGATGTGAATTTAACTACAAAAACACTAGCAGGACAGAGCATCAAAACAAATAAGACATGGACTCTTTCGGCAACAGATGAAAGAGATAAAACGGTAACAAAGACTACCGCAGTAACATTTTTGAATGGAGTGTACTGGGGGGTAGCGGAAAATACACTTAATCCTGATACTGGATTTGTCTTAAAACTAACAAAAGGGCTGCAAGCTAATAAAGCGAAGACATTCACAGTCACTGCGGGTGAAGGACAGCATATTTACTACGCCTTACCTACAAGATATGGAGAGGTAACATTTAATGTTGGAGGATTTGACGGTGGATTTACAAAAGTAAAAACAATCGAATTTACAAATGCAAGCGGACACACAGAATCTTACGATATCTATAAATCCGATAATGCAAACCTAGGCAAACAAACTGTTGCATGTAAATAAGGAGGATCATATGGATGTGGAAACACATGGAAGTATCTCACTTTTATCAAATAAAGAAAAACTATCACTAAAGGTAAAAGGAAGCGGAACTATAGTTGTACGCATTGGAAGCGAAAATAAAAATTATGAATTGAATGGAAAAGATGAGACGATTATAGAGCATACTTTCGGTGATCAGAGAGAGGTAGAAATACAAAATGCAAAAATAATAAGTGAAATGAATGTGGCGGAAAATGGAATTAGCAGCATTATATTAAACGGTTGTTCGAAATTGAACAAACTTTTAATATTTTTGATCGGGAGCTGACACCGACGGAAGTCGTGAAGAATACAAGCGCATTAATGTGTAATGCACAATATAAAGGAGGAGAAAATATGGATTATAAAGGAAGTGTAAGCTTGATTTCTGGTCTTACACAGGCGAATGGAGGCAAGTTCCCACTTGTGGATGGGGCAGCAGTACAATTTGGAAACGAAGAAAATGAAGATGGAACGTATAAGTCTGTCGTACAGAAGATCCAAGAATTAGAAATGGGAGCTGGAAACGAAGTAATAACTGAGGATGAAATTAATGCATTATTTTAAGAGTAAAGGAGAATAAAGATTATGGCAAAATTTTTGGATTTAAGCGGATTACAACATGCAATTACAAAAATCAAAGAATGGACAATTGGACGTTTAAATGAAGAAGTAACAATTAAAGTGGTAAAGGTAAATGGACAGCCATTAAACCCTGACGGAAGTAAGGAAGTAAATGTAGACTTATCCACTTATGCAATTAAAACAGAGGTAACACAAGAAATCGCGCAGGCTGTAAGCGGCATCCAGGGATTTGATGCGCAGGTGGTAGAGCGACTCCCACAAACTGGAAAAAAGGGAATCTTGTACTTAGTTGCAAATAGCGGAAATGGACAGAACGTCTATGACGAGTATTTGTGGGTTACAGACAAATTCGAAAAATTGGGCACTCGCGAGATTGATTTAACTGCTTATGCAAAAAAATCAGAAATTCCTACCAAAGTAAGCCAGTTGGCAAATGATAGCGGATTTCTGACAGCAGTACCAGAAGAGTATGTGACAGATTCGGAATTGTCACAAAAGGGGTATGAGACAACACAGTCCGTAGATGGAAAATTGCAAAGCTATGTTAAGACTAGCGATCTTGAGACGATTACAACGGGAGAGATTGATTCACTGTTCCAGGAATAAGGAGGTGAAAACAAAGGAAATATTTATCATTAGACGGATTAAAATATTTTTACAACAAATATATATCAGGTAAAATCGCGAATGATATACAAAAAGTAGACGAAAAAATAGGAACTTTATCCCAGCTTACAACAGAAGCGAAAACGAATATTGTATCTGCCATTAATTCCGTAAAAAGAGAAATAGGAAACATCACACAGCTTACCACAACGACAAAGACAAATATTGTTGCTGCAATCAATTCTGTAAAAACAGAGTTGGCAAATGCGGTAACCAAAAGTATGATGTCGAATCAGCAAACCAACAGCACAAACAAAGTGCCGACCAGTGCATTGGTATACACAATGCAGCAGGAAATAACAAAATTAAATAATAATGAAAAATGGTCGGGATGGTCATCTTTGGGAAGCGCAATTGGAATAAATTTTTATTACCGATACAATGCGCAATTGGTAGAAATAAGATATGATGGAACATTGGAAAAAGGAAGAGGAATTACAGGACAAAGTATAGGATACACATTTGGCAAAATTCCACCTGCGTATAAACCAAAATACAACATTATGCACTCAATTCCATCTACGAGTTCGAAGTCGTTAATGGTGAGATTGTATCCAGGTACAGAACAATATTCGGTAACTTCGCAAGATACAATCACGACTCAAACGGAATACGTTTGTGGATGTATCGTATATGGCAGATAGGAAGAAAGGGGAAAATATGGAAAAAGTAAAATTTGGAACAGAAAAATTTGAATTGACTGTAAATGGTGTAGATCCATTTACAAAAGGAATGCTTACATTAAGCTTTATTCCTGCGGGAAAAACCTTAAAAGAAGTAGAAGACTTATTGATGAATCCACAGAATACCAAGCGGATTGAAGTGCTAAACGAACAGGATGAGACAGAACAGGTATTAGTTGGATATGTAGACCTAAAGATCTTAAAGATTACCAAAGACCAGGAACTGGAATACCTATCTGAAGGAGGAGTCAGAAGAGATGTTATCACAGCTGTCTTGAGCGAGAAGAGCCTGAAAGAGAGTGTAACAAACCTGGAGAAGGGGCAGCAGACCCAGGACGGAGCAATCGCAGAACTTGCGGAAATCGTTGGAGCAATGGCAGAAGGAGGTATGGCATAATGGTGGCTTTTTATGTGGACAAGATCAAAAACAAAATCATGAATCCAGACACAAAGCAGGCATGGAAGCTGGAAGATGTACCCAATCTGTGGAGGAAAAAAACAGAAAAAGCATTGGCAGAGTAAAATGCTTAGGAGTTATGTGCTGCCAGTCAGCTCCTAAAGGGGAAAAGAAAGGAAAGTGAGGGAATTGAAGAAGAACATGGAAAAATTATTTAACAACTTAAGTATGGTAATCGGTGCGGTAGGAGGAGTTATCGTATACTGGCTCGGTGGATGGGACATTCTGCTGAAAACAATCTTATTTTTAGCTGTAGTTGATTACGTGACAGGGATTTTAAAAGCAGTACATCAAAATCAGCTCTCCTCAGAGATTGGATTCAAGGGGCTGCTTAAGAAAATAACAATGTTTATTGTAATTGCAGTATCATTTTCGATGCAAAAACTGTTAAACGATACCGTTCCGATTAGAGAGGTGGTAATTATGTTCTACATTGCAAACGAAGGAATTAGCTTACTGGAAAATGCAGCAGTGCTGGGTCCTGTACCGGAAAAATTAAAAAATGTATTATTGCAATTAAGGGAAAATGATTCGGAGGGCGAGTAATCGTCCTCTTTTGCTTAAAAAGCAGGAAGGAGACAAAATATGAAAATCGGTTTAAGAGGTGGACACTCTCCGTATTGCAAAGGAGCAATGGGGATTTTAGATGAGCAGGCAGAGGTGCGGAAGATCTACACGGAATTAAAACCTATGCTGGAGGCAAAAGGACATGCGGTGATTGATTGTAACTCAAACGCAAATAATGTAAATGCGGAGCTTGCTGAGGGGACAAATAAGGCAAACGCAAACAACTGCGATGTCTATTACACGCTGCACATGAATGCATCCAAAGATGGAAGTGGAAACGGTATAGAATGCTGGATGTACGATGCATCAAACGCAGATATGAATCAGATTGCTGATCAGATCTGCAAAAACTTTAAGTCAAAAGGATATTACAATCGCGGAAAGAAATTTAACACTGGATACCACGATCTCAGAGAATCTGCAATGCCGGCAATGATTATAGAGACAATGTTTTGCGACAACGCAGGAGATGCTGGAAGATACGGAAGTTTAACAGCAAAAGGAATTGCGCAGCTGATTGCGGAAGGGATTGATAAAAAGGCAGTATCTGGAGCAACGGACGTTTCCAAACCGAGACCGGAAAACTCTATTGTACCGGGAGCTGGCGGATTAAAAGAACTTGGAAAAGTAGATATATACTCCGCAGGTTTTACTGATCGGTGGTGGCCGGAAGTTAAAAATGCCACAGACTGGGTTGGGGCAGGAGATGGACTACCACTCCGGTATCTTGGATTTAGAGTAACTAAAGGATCTATAAAAGTAAGAGTGTACACGGAGGCGAGCGGATGGCTGCCATATATCATATTTGGCCAGTCTTACAACACAAATGATCTTGACAACGGTGTTGTAGGAGATGGATCACCAATCCAGGCAATAGAGATGGAATACCTCACTCCAGCAGGATATAAATATAAGTATGTCAAATACTGCGTATCAGACATTAACAATACATCATTCTATCCAGCACAGGTAGACAATCAACGCGGTGGTGGTCAGGATGGATATGCAGGGGTTATTGGAGTAGCAGCAGATAAGCTTATTACTGAGATTGTGTAAGATAAATTGGACAGGCGCATTTACATATTAGCAAATATATGCTATGGTAAAGGTGTCCAATACAGATGAAGCTCTGTATTGCGGAAACTGAGCAAATCACAGTTTCACGGATTGAAATATTAACAGTAGCTTTAATCGCTACTAGATAAGGATAAGCTTAATGCTTATCCTTTTATCTTGTATTTTTTAAATTTTAGATTTTTGCAACTGTTATTCTTCCCAGTTCAAATAGCGCTCAATTGTCCCTTTGATATGATGGATAAATTCGCTTTTTTCAGAATCATTCTCATTGAGAGACGTGATGTAATCGAGAATCTCTTCGAGATATTTAGTAGATTGAGCTTGCTTTTCAGCCGTATCATTCGATTCGTAAGATACTAAACCGCCAACTAAAAAAGAAATTTTAAATCGGTAGTCTTCAGAAGACAGCGCGTCCTCAAATAAATCAACAATATTTCTTTGCATTTGTATTACCTCCGTGATTTTGTCGTATTATCGTTTCTAAATTGTTGCAACCATTCTTTAAATACCCCGCTTTTTATAGCTTCATCTGCCTCTTTTCTTACGGATTTCGCAATCTCTATATCACTATCGGATATCAGATAATATGTTTTGTTTTTATAACCTATAGAGGCTCGATACTTCCCTTTTATAAAAGATATGCCATTAAACCCCGTAGTATTGTTTTTAGATAATGTTCCCTGGTAAAAAACAGAAGAAGTATGTTCTTGCAATTTTCTTCCGGATTTAAGAGATTCTATTTTTGATTCGCTACTTTTTGCACATCCACAACTCACTGTTTTTCCGCGCCTGAGACTGTCTCCGCGCACAGAAATTTCATTTCCGCAGTCGCATTTGCAGAGAAATGTCCTATGAGATCCTAGAGTTTCTGATTTTATGACGGTTAGTTTACCAAATTTTTGACCTACTAAATCATACCTTTCTTTTCTAAGACAACCGCAACTTTTTACTCTACCGCTATTTAATTCTCTAGATGTTGCGAGACGTGTTTTTCCACAAGCACATTCGCACTCCCATACTATAGATCCATTCTTAGTCGCGCTTGTTTTTTTGATAACCGTTAATTTGCCAAATTTTTTACCAATCATATCAATCAACTTAAACAACTCCTTTTATCTTGCATTTTTCCCTGCACTATAACAATCATAAAAGCTATCTACGAGATTTGCAAGTTCATCCGGTGTCAACTTATCAAACAAAGATTCCGGGATCCATTTGTAATTTTCGTAAAAGGTGTTTTCAAAGCTTCCGATCTTACTGAGTTTTTTTATTTTCTGGTACTTGTCCATTCTTAATAGATCGCGCAAATCTAATTCTCCATCTTTCAAGGATTGTTTTGCATCCTCGGTAAAGATATTTAGGTCTAATGTCAACATTTCCTCGACGCTGCACCCAAGAGCACTAGATAAAGCCTGCGCATTCTTTGCAGTAATGTTATTAACGTCAATTTCACCCTTTTCGAGCTTCTGTATTTGTCGGATGTTCATTCCGGTTTTCTCAGCAAGCTCTTTCTGTGTGAGGTTCATAAATTTTCTGAGTTCTTTAAGTTCTGCCATAGATCTTCTCCTTCTCCCCGTCATGCCGATAGGTCAGCATATGTATTATTTGTGCTTTACAGTGATATTTTTTTCGGTTGCTGAATTGTCGTCGACATTTGTTGCCTCAACAACTTCATATTCGTTGTAATCTTCCCACCCTAAAGCCAATTCTTTTCCGCTTTCATCAAAAAAGTTTGATGGTCTCATTTCCTCAAAAAAAGTTCTTTCCATGTAATTTCTTAAGTTTTCCATTATATCTTCTCCTTTTTATGATTATTTTCCGTAAACTTCGCTTAAAATTCTGTTGCACATTGTGTTATATCCATGTTTAACATTAAAGAAAAGTTTTTGATAGTATTTCTGATAAGATGTTTCGTTGATTCCTTTGAGCAGATCAATTACAAGTCCTGCATTGGATTCTGAGATAATTCTGTTGTAGCCTTCCTTGCAAGATTTCCACATGCTCACGTTTTCCGGGAACTGTGCTTTGCAGTCTGCGATTAATGCATCAAATTGAGTGTTCATTTTCTCAACTAAGTCCCTTGCGAAGCTGATCTGTTTTTCTGTACCAGTCATTCTTGTTTCTCCTTCTTTTGCTTCCTTCCATGCCTTTTTCAAAGCTTCGGAGATTCCGAATCCTAATTTCTTAACCATTTCCCATGCTCTTTTCATAATGTTTGATAAGTTGTATTTTTTCAT